TCCCCGATTGAGGAACCCGCCCGGCTTTTCGTGCGGGAGGAAAAAGTAGGGCGGGTTCCTCAATCGGGGAGGCGTGCGATTCCGTTGCCATTGAAGGGCGACCGGAAGGTTTGATTCAGCGGAGGCGTCTCTGCGCCTCGCGCCGACGCCTCCTAGCCGTGAAGCAGGTTAACCATACGGGTATGGTATCGCGGAGGGCATCATTCCGGCAAAGCAAAAAATCTCGTCGTTTCCGTTCCCGTGGCAGGAACCGAAGCACGGCGATCTCTACCTGATGCAATGCGTTACGGAGTCGCAGGTTCAGGCGCAGATCCTCGAGCTGCTCGCGGCGTACCGCGTCGACGCCGTGCCGATCGATGCGGGCGGTCGCCGGCAGCGCGGGCGAATGATGGTGGCTGCGAAATCTTGGGGATTGGACATCGGCCGAGTGATCAACGTGAAAACCGGCGGCGCAATTCCGAAAGGCTTCGCCGACCTCGAGGCGACGCTCGCGCCTAAAGGCCGGTCGCTCTACATCGAGGTCAAGGCGCCGCGCTGGATCAATGCCGACGGATCTCTCGTTCGCCAAGCCGGAAAGCCGTCGGACGAGCAGCTCGCATTTCTGATGTCGAAGCACGTTCGCGGCGCGCTGGTCATGGTCGCCTGGTCATCGATGGAGGTCGCCGCGCACCTGGCCGAGGCGCTCCTGGAAAACAAGAAGGCTCTGCATTGAGAGGCGGTTCGAATGTCGAAGTTTCGTTACGTCGCCATCGCTCCTGGGCGCGCGGACGGCAAACACGTAGACGGAATGGGGAAGGCAGTCTTCCTTCACGACTTCCTCATCGATCACCAAACCGACGAAGCCGGCCGCGTTCAGTACGGCAGGCTCATCACCTACGCCTGGATCCGCGAGCGGTTCAAAAATCCGCCTCCGCTTCGAACGCTGCAGCGATGGATGGCTCGGCTCCGCGACGCCGGTTACATCGATTGCACGGCGGTCAGCTCTCAGCACGGCATGCGCGTCCGCGTTCTGAACCAGAAAAAGTGGCCGGCAAAGCCGATGCAGGGTTCGCTTTTCTCGCCCGAACCGCGGCAAATCAGCAGTGGAAAGGTCTGTGAGAAACCTGTGAAAAAGCCATCGAGTCCTGGTACTACCCTCCCGCCAAAAGTGGCGGCAGCCTCCCGCCAAAAGTGGCGGTCGTATTCCTTAGGAGAAGAAAAGAACGAAGAAACAATCAAGAGCGCGGTCCGGGAGATCTCACAGTCGCACTCTGTGGAAAACCCTCGGATGTCGGAGGCGGAAATCGAAAAGCGCCGGCAGTTCCTCCTGGATCAGGCTGACCAGCTCAAGCGGAAGTTCAAAATCTCCTGATAGGTGAAAAGCAAATGCCAATTCCAAACCGACGCGACGACCTGCAGTCTTTCGGCTACTCCTATTCGAACACCGCGCGCTGCGGATCCGGAGTTCCAGGCAAGGGATGCAACGCCGTAATCGAATGGTGGCTCACTCCCAGCGGCAAAAAGATGCCGTTCACGATCACCATGTCGGGCGAAAACGAAGTCCTGGAGCCGCACTGGTCGAGCTGTCCGAAAGCCGATTCTTTCAGGAGGAAAAAGTGAAAATCGACGCGAAGGTCGATGTGGAATCAGTCGTGAAGCTCACCGCGGCCGTTTTGCGCCAGCTGCCGTTCGCCACGAACAACGCGCTCACTAGAACCGCGAAGGAAGCGGTCGACGCTGGTCGAAAAGAGCTGCAGCGCGACGTCACCGTCAGAAAGCAGTTCATCGTGAACAGGATCCGCATTTTGCAGTATTCCAAAGTCGGAAATCTGACCGCGATCGTCGGCCTTGACGCGAAGGTTCAAGGAACGCCGTTGCTGCTCGGTTTCCTCGAAGAAGGCGGCGAAAAAACGTCATCGAGCGGCGTCGGAATCGCGATCCCGCTCACTGGCGAAGCTGCTAGGCCGACGTTTCAGCAATCCGTGCCGACCGGATTTCGCTATAAGAATCTGAAGTTCATCGGCAGGGAAGGCAAAAAGAAAACCTACATCGTTCCGGACGTCGGCGTGTTCCAGCGCATCGCGCCCGGCGACTCACCTGATGCGACCGTTCTCATCTACTCGTTCAAGCCGTCCGCTCCGTTGCCAATCCACACCCACATCCGTGAGGCGATGATCGCAGTCATCCGCGAACGGTTCGGAGCAATTTTCAACGACGAGTTCACAAAGGAAGTGCTTCACAAGGCGGGATCGCTGTGAGCGGCGCTGAGAAGATTCACCTAATGGGAAAGGACGACCGTGGCAACGATCTCTATGCGTTTCACTGTCCGGGCTGCGAGCACGGGCATCACGTCTCTGTGCCGATGTGGACCTGGAACGGGTCGTTGACTCTGCCGACGTTCACACCGTCCCTTCTTGTCAACGCACACGATCCTGCCTTCCGCTGCCATTCGTTCGTCAAGGACGGCCGGATCCAGTTCCTCGGCGACTGCCATCACTCGCTCGCTGGGCAGACCGTTGATCTGCCGGACTGGGAGTAGTGGACTTGCGGGGTTCGCTGGTGGGCCGCGCTCTGGGCGCGCCTACGAATGGGTCCTCCCCGGGCCCGGTGCCGGCCGCGGGTGACGGCGAGCGCGATTTATTTCTTGGGACTGAAATTTTCTGACGGACTTTGTTTTTCTTTTTCGTTTGGGAGGATTCGTGGCTGCAGAGATGAAAGTTTCCTCATGGTCGGTCGACGAAGTGATTCCCTACAAAGGGAACCCAAGAAAAAATGAGGCGGCCGTCGAGAAAGTAGCGGCGTCGATCAAGGAGTTCGGATTCCGCGTGCCGATCATCGTCGACAAGGACGGCGTGATCATCGCTGGCCACACCAGGCTGCTCGCCGCGCTGCGTCTCGGCATGAAGGAGGTCCCGGTCCACGTCGCCAAAGGTCTCACTCCCGCGCAGGTGAAGGCGTTTCGCCTGGCCGATAACAGATCCGGGCAGGAGGCCGAGTGGGACGAGGAACTCCTGAAGCTCGAGCTGGGCGACCTCTCCAAGATGGGCTTCGATCTCGCGGCCACGGGATTCGACGCGGACGAGATCTCCGCGTTCCTATCGATCGGCGACGGCGGTTTGCTCGAGGGCATCGACGAGGACGCGGTACCGGCGGCGCCGGAGAAACCGGCCGCCTTCCCAGGCGAGGTGATCACGCTCGGCAAGCACCGAGTCATTTGCGGCGACTCGACCGACCCGTTCGTCATCGAGAAACTTTTCGCCGGCGCGCGGGCCGACGCCGTTTTTACCGACCCTCCCTACAACGTGAACTACGAAGGCTCCGCCGGCAAAATTCAGAACGACGACATGGAGGACCTGAAGTTCAGAAAGTTTTTGCTCCGCGCGTACGCCGTGATGTTCCGCATGCTGAAGGACGGCGGAGCGATCTACGTTTGCCACGCTGACACCGAGGGATTGAATTTTCGGAGCGCGTTTCAGGAGACCGGTTTCAAGCTGGCCGGCTGCCTCGTCTGGGCCAAGGATGCGCTGGTCCTCGGCCGCTCAGATTACCAGTGGCAGCACGAGCCGATTCTCTACGGCTGGAAGCCGACCGGCTCGCATCGCTGGTACGGCGATCGCAAGTCCACGACCATTTCGGAATTCATGCTGGAGGCGCCTCTCACGCAGATCGAGCCGAACCTCTACCGGCTTCGCCTGGGCGACCAGTGGTTTGAAATCCGCGGCGAGAAGATCTCCGTCAAGGAAATCTCCACCACAGTCCTGAAGGTCCCGCGGCCGAAGCGCAACGAGGAACACCCCACCATGAAGCCCGTGCAGCTCATCGACAAGCTGCTCAAAAATTCCACGAAGAAGGGCGACGTGGTGTTCGACTCGTTCGGGGGATCGGGCTCGACGCTCATCTCCTGCGAGAAGCTCGGCCGCACGGCGTACCTGTGCGAGCTGGAACCGAGTTCTGCGATGTGATTGCTCTCCGCTGGGAACAGGCCACGGGGAAGAAAGCCAAGAGGGAATCCCGCCAATGAGAAAAATCCGCCTTGCGATAAGCGATGGAGGCCACGTCGCCGACGTCAGCGTACCGGAGTTTTTGAAGATGCCCGAGGTCGTGATCTGGGGCGATCGGTTCTTCGGGTTCCACGAGATGCTCCCTGAGCCCGAGGACGAATGCGTCGCAGAGTACCGCGAGGTGTTCGCCTATTTCATCATCCCGGAGGTGAAAGAGTGACTCTCCTCTTCGCCGAGTCCGGCGCGCAGCTCGTTCGCGAATTCCGGATCAAAATCTTCCGTCCCGGCAACGAGACGGCCAAGGTGCTGAAGATGCGCGCGCCAGGCGGTCACGGCTACAGCGAGAAAGACATCGACGCGATCCTCGAGCTGACCGCCGACAAAATCGAAAAGGATTTTCCCGGCCACGAGTACGCGCTCGTTCCCGTGAGCCCCGTGCAATTCAACTTCGTGCATCGAGGCGAGCGTGCCTCTAGCTGATGTTGGCCGCGTCGCGCAGGCCCTGAACCTCACCGAGCAGCGGGTCCAGCAGCTCGTCAAGGAGGGCATGCCCAGGGAATCGCGGGGGCAGTACGACGCCGTGAAGTGCATGCTCTGGTACATCCGGTACCTGCAGGCGGCGCTCGAAAAGAAATCGGTGCCGGTAGGCGACGGGCAATATGCCGGCGAGCGCGAGGAGCGAATTCGATTGCTCCGCGCGGACGCCGACCTCAAGGAGATGGAGCTCGCCAAAGAGCGCGGCCAGGTCGTGGCGATCCAGGACGTCGAGAAGGAAATGACCGACATGGTCCTCACGTTCAAAGCGCGAATCATGGCCGTCGCTCCGCGGCTCGCGCCCGAAATTCTCGGCGAAACTTCGCGCGTCATGGCGCACGCGAAGATCGAGAAGGCGCTGAAGGAAGCGCTGCTCGTCCTGTCCAAGTGGGAAGACAAAAAGCGCGGAAAGGCTTAGATGTCGGAGATCGTGACGTACGAATCCGGAGCGGTGAATTTCCAGGCGATGCTCGTTCGCGTCCGCCTGCACTGCGAGCCTCCGCCTGACCTCACCGTCTCCGAGTGGGCGGTCAACAATCGCGTGCTGCCCAAGGGAACGACCTCGCGCCCGGGCCCGTTCAGGCCCGAGAAATTCCAGATCGAAATGATGGACTGCATACTCGACCCGGACGTCCACGAGGTCGCCATCATGAAATCCACGCAGGTGGGCTACTCGGATGCGATCCTGAACAACGTCATCGGCTACTTCGTGGACTCGGATCCCAAGCCGATCATGATGGTGCAGCCGACCATCGATAACGCCAAGGACTACGGGAAGAAGCGAATCACTCCCATGATCGAGGCGTGCGCTGCGCTGCGCTCGAAAATCCGGCCGCCGACCTCGAGGCGTGCGGGGAACACGCTCGCACTGAAAGAATTCCCGGGCGGGTTCCTGAAACTGACGGGAGCCAACTCCGGCGCCGGGCTTCGTTCGGATCCCGTTCCCATCGTGCTGTTCGACGAGATCGACGGCTACCCGCTCGACGTTGAAGGCGAGGGAGACCCGGTCGCCATCGGCACGCGCCGCACGGACGCCTTCGCCGATTACAAAATCGTGAAGGGCTCGACGCCGGCAAAGCCTAAGGGCATCTCGCCCATCGAGCGCGACTTCCTCCGCAGCGACATGCGGCGCTTCCACGTCCCGTGTCCCTTTTGCGGAGCGATGCAGGTGCTTTGGTGGAGGGACCCGCAGACCAAGGAGTATCGCCTCTACTATGAAACGAACGAGGACCGCCAGGTCAATCCCGCTAGCGTCGCGTTCATTTGTGCCGGCTGCAAGGCGAAAATCCCCGAGCGCTACAAACAGCAAATGCTGAACGCCGGGCAGTGGGTCGCCGAAATGCCCGGGCGACCGATCGCGGGGTTTCACATCAACGCGCTCTATTCGCCGTGGCGCGAGAACTGGTTTCAGCTCGCGCAGGAATGGCACGAGGCGAACAAGGAAAACAATCCGGAGAAGCTGAAGGCGTTCATCAATCTCCGGCTCGGCGAG